GTCAGAAGACGCAACAAAATTATTCAAAGGTAAAGTCGTAGCCAAAATTGGTTACTTGAACAACATGGAACAAGAAGCAATGGGATGGAGTGCGACACCATTCATAGAGTTTACTGATGGTCATTCAATTGTTGCAAGTAGTGATGATGAAGGTAACAGTGGTGGTGCATTTTATACATCAATGCATGACATGATGATCATACCTCAAGGTGGGCAATAATGTATCGTGATTGGCGTGATGATGCATTAGAAATGGTAGAAGAAGGGCGTGTAACAGCAGACCATCTTCTACTATGTTGCTTAAAATATATGTCAAATGATGATGTGTTTGACATGTTAGATTGTAACGAACTAACAGAGAGGTTCCTTAATGATGGCGAAGAAAACTAAGTGGCAAAGTATGTTGACAGGAAAAGAAATAAAGAAATATATAGTATGGGTTGACGGTGAACGTATGTCGCCTAAAATGCTCACATATACAGATGCTAAAACATTACTATTAAAATATCAACAAGATGGTTACTACGATGTGATTATAACAGGAGCAAGATAATGACTGATAAATTATTACTTGACGAGTACCAACGTAAATACTACGATGTAGAAATACAATATCAATGTGTAGTAACTGTAGATAAAAGAATCTATGTAGATGAAATGGCAAAATTTGTAGACACATATTATGATTGTGATTACTTAGACAAAAAAGGAATAATCTGTGAAGAAATAGGTGAAGATGATTTTCATAATAATAATCAATTATTTGCAGAAATGGTTGCACCAGATAGAGTAGAAGATGAAGAACTACATCATGGACTAGAAATAACAGATACATTTGTAGCTGGTTCAACAGAAGGAAGTGAACGTAACGGTAAAGAAATATGGCAATGTGTCATATGTGAAGAACATTTCACTGGTTATGATAACAATCCAGACCCTGTTGCTAAAACAGGCGGATGTTGTGATGCATGTAATACTAACAAAGTAATACCTGCAAGAATGGCAGAATTATTTACATAGTGTTATGGGTAAGTATTGCAGTACTATGCGCTTGGCTAATACTGTTTATTATAGAAATACAAGTCAATAAAAAATATAGAATAAAAAAGAAACGAAATAAATAAATGACTAACGGTGTAAAAGCCGTTAGTTTTTTTATTTAAACAGTTGTTAAAAATAAGGGTGCGTTGTTAATAAGGGTTCAACGGTTACAAAACATGTGCTATAATAATTTCAAAATCTCAAGAGGGTGGTATGCAAAACAGAATTAATCAACTTGCTGATATATTAGAATATAAAATAACATCACGCAATCATAATAATACACACGCAGCTATAATATTTCGTGACGCACAATGTGTATTCAATGATTTCAGAAGTGTCAAAATATTCAACATGACATTTAATTATTTAATTCAAAAATTCAGAACCGACAACGGATCAATCAAATTAACAAACACTAGTAAAAATATAGGTGATTTTTGTGTAAATGTCTTAGACGCACGAGATTCGTCACACAGCGACAAAAAGTCAATAATGATAGGGGACTTCATTCTAGACATATTAATCGCTAATAGCTACCTTGTGCTAACTCGTGAGCCATTTTTTCGTGTAGAAGATGTATATATAAAAAACAAAAAGAAAAAATTCAATTACAACCCATACAGATTAGAAATGGGCAAAGAATTCTTTAAGATATCCACACACAACACTGAAAGAACCGGTATATCACAATATAAATATAAACCATGGCGTAATGGCAAACGCAAAACTAATGGAATTGAAGAAAGACTAGTTAAATCAAATGTAGATATAGATTCTAGCTACAATAAAAAACCATTTTACCAATCAATTCAAAAACTTGAATCTGTTCGCTGGAAAATAAACCCTCAAGTTGCCAGTGTAAGTTTAGAGCTTTATCCTAAACTAACAAACACTGAAATAGAACTCATCAACAGTGATGGCATGGTAGTAATATTTGATAGTATAGATATAAAAAGAGAGCATATCAATAAACACTTAAAAGGTATGTTGTTATACAAAGATGAAGATTTATTTGAACCAGAACTGGGTAACTCAACTACTGTACCAAAACTAGAAAAAGAAATAGAAAAACTAACAAATAGATTGTCTAAATTAAAGAACAAAGATAAAATAAAAGAAACACAAAACAAATTATCTTTAATATCAGAAAAATATAACCTTGAAAATAGACGGTGGACGGACAAACAATACTGCCTTCGAACTCAATCACAAGCCACAAGAAATAGGGCGATTTTAGAAACAATCAACGGTAACGATGTTACTCCCGGCTGGTTAGGTTACGAGTTTTACCAATCAATGTACTTAGATTACCGTGGTAGAATTTATAATCGTGATCCATACTTTAGTTATCAATCTAATGACTTAGCACGTGGACACTTTTTATTTGCTGAAGAAAAAGAAATTGATCAAAAAGGTGCAGAGTTTACTTTTATACACGCTGCAACATCATTCAATCAAACTTACAAAATAAAAGAGATACCTTTACAGCAATGGCTAGAGTTAGATTATGTAACATCTCTTGAAAATGACGGCTTAGTGGACATCTCAGTAGACAAAATGGGTGTACTAGACAAGCACAACTGGACAATTGAACATATTGAAAACATTCTTAATGTTGCTGAAGACCCAATTGCTACACAAAATTACTGGATGTCTGCAGAAAAACCGTGGGTATTTTTATCGTTATGTTTTGAAATCGGTGGAATAATTGGCAGCGCCCTCAGTGGAGAACCATACTATTCTTCTATGCCAATCTCAATTGACGGAGTTAACAACGGTACGCAACATTTAGCTGCAATGTCTAGAGATGAAAAAGCTGGTGCTCTTGTCGGTCTCATGCCAATGAAAATGCCAAAAGATTTTTATCTTGTGATGGGTAAGAAAATATTAGAACTAAACGCAAACACAGAAATTGGAAATAAAATGCAAAACATTCCAATGAAATTAATACGCAAAGGCATTAGTAAACGTGGCTCAATGACGAGAGCTTACGATGCTGGTGCTAGAAAAATTGGTGAAATAATATATCAAGATTCATATGATGCTGGCATAACATCTACATACAACATAACAAGATCAGATTCAAAAGCTTTAGGCAAAGATTTAGTGAAAGCTTACGATTCAATTTGTCATGGTCCTGTAGAAATTAAAAAATATTTACAAGCATTAGTAGAACATAAAATAAATAACATGAAAATGAAAGACATATCATGGAACACACCTAGTGGTTTCCCAGTACTCACTCAAAAATGGGTAGCACGTAAAAAAGTATACAAAGGTTATATCCAAACACAAAGAATAAGTCATGTGTATTTAGATGTAACTGATAAGCCTGCACTAGCTGAACATCTATCAGCTATTGGTGCTAACTGGGTACACTCATATGATGCTAGCCACATGTCATTAGTAATAAACAAACTAAACTTACCAAGTTTTGGTGCAATACACGACAGCTTTAGTGTACACGCTAGTGACGTTGAAGAATTAATATACGTAACTAAAAGTGAGTTTATAAAAATGTATGCTAAAGATATCTTTGCCAACATGCGTGAAGAAATAATATGGAATGATGAAACGTTTAACAACAAGACACCAACAGTAGGAAAATTAATACTGGAAGACATATACGGGTCGGACTTTTTCTTTTGTTAGGAGGTAACATGAAATACATGAGACATATAAAGATTTTAGAAACACATATTCAACAAGCAGAAAAAATGTCTAAAGCAATGGGTCAACTAAATAATTCAATTACAAAAGGAAAAGGAAATATAATTGGATTTTTAGGTGAAATTATTGTAGCAAATTATTTAAATATAGTTTTGAAAAATACATATGATTACGATTTAGTATATAAAAATAAGAAGATAGATGTTAAAAGTAAAAGAGTTACTACACCACCTAAAGCTCATTATGAATGCTCAATAGCAGCATTAAATACTAAACAAAAATGTGACTTATATGTTTTCACTAGAATTAAAAATGATCTATCAGCAGGATGGATACTTGGATATTTAGAGAAAGATAAATACTTAAAAGACTCTAAGTTTTTAAAGAAAGGTGAAATAGATTTAGACAACAACTGGAAAGTAATAACTGATTGTTATAATCTTCCTATAAATAAACTAAAAGACGTAAAGGAATTACAATGACACTACAAGAAAAAGCTATAGCTGCAAGCAATAAAAGAAGTGAGTTAGCTGCTGACTGTAATACAAAATGGATGCCATTAGCATCAGATAATAATGAAATTAAAGTAAAATGGAATGAAAACAGACCATCAGATATACCTGATAAAATTAACCCAAGTCACTATCAACAAGGCAACATAGAGGTTATAGATTTTATCTTAGACCAGAAGATGGATTATCTAACAGCAACTATAATAAAATATATATCTCGTTGGCGATTTAAAGATGGAATATGTGATTTAAAAAAAGCCAAATGGTTTTTAGATAAACTTATAGAACAAGAAGAAAAATTCTCGGGAGTCCCCCTAAAGGAAAAGTAACAAAAAATTTATGTTGTACCATGTGGTAGTTGTACAACAAACAAAAACGCCATGCACTCTGAAACTACCACACCTCTTCAGAATGTATGGCTCTTTTTTTCAAGCTCTACGAGCTTGCTTAAAGAACAAGTCACTCATCTCGTATGAGTACTTAAGGCGGTGAGAAACCCTCACCATTTATAACTAGTAATAAGGAATCTTATGATACTAAACAATGTAAAAGTAAAATGGGCTAGAGTTGGAAGCAACCCTGCCACAAAGTATGCATCTGAAGATACAGAATGGACAGTAGACTGTCATGTTTCTGCAGAGCAATCTAAAGAATGGGTAGCTAGAGGATTAGCACAGAAAGAACGCTTTGATCCTGAAGATGGAACACCATTTGTAAAAATAAAACGTAACACACACTTTAACAAAAAGAATCCTGTCACAGGAGTCATGGAAAAGAATGAAATATCTGCACCATTTGTTAAAGATAAATACGGTGACAACCTAGGCGACACAGCCATAGGCAATGGTTCATTGTGCAACGTGCAATACATGGAAAGACCATGGGAGTACGCTGGAAAAAGTGGCATCGCTGCTACACTCGTAGGTGTACAGGTCATGGAACTAGTAGAGTATGAAGGTGGAGCTGGTGGAGATGAGTTTACTTATCTTGAAAGACCAACTGCTGCCATTACAGAAACCGCTGAAGATGACGAAAACATTCCGTTTTAAATAATCCTTAGTGTGTCCTGAGCATGACATTAAAACTGCTCACTTAACACGGAGGAATAATGGTGAACCCTAATAATAATAAACACTTTAACGATGAAGCATTACGAATAAATCGTACACTTAAAAAAGAAAACGATTCTCTTAAAGAAACAATAGTACAAATGCAAACTTATGAAGAATTAATAATGTCTTGGTGGGATTCTATGCCAGAAGAAATGCAAGATGAAATTAAAAAGTTTGACAATAACAAAAAGGTAAACATGTAATGGCATTAAGACAGTATCAAAAAGACACTCTTAATAATATCATTCGATCCCAAAGAAAAGGCAACAAAAATATATTGCTACAAGCAGCAACAGGTTCTGGCAAGACTGTTATGGCTTCTGCGTTTGTTAATCATTCAATAAAAGAAAACAAAAGTGTATTGTTTTTAGCACACAGACGAGAGCTAATAACACAATGCTCTAACAAATTAACTGATGAAGGTGTACGGCACGGAATTATTATGGCTGGAGAACATTCAGAGTTCTGGCATAAAACACAAGTAGCCTCTATAGATACATTAAGATCACGGTCAATAACAAATAAAACAGAAGCTCTGCCAAAAGCAGACTTAATAATTATTGACGAAGCTCATAGATGCTTAAGCAATACTTACTTAAAAATTATTAGAATGTATAACCAAAGTCAAGTCTTAGGTTTGACTGCTACACCTATTCGTTCTGATGGTAGAGGTCTCGGTCATATCTTTTCAGATATGGTTCAAGCTCCATCAATTGGAGACTTAATAAAAGAAAAACATTTAGTTGGCTGCGAGTATTATGCACCAACTATTCCAGACCTTAATGGTATTCAAACATCTATGGGAGATTACAATTCCGTACAATTAGCAGATAGAATGGATCATCCAAAGCTAATAGGAGACATAGTATCCTCATGGAATAAGATAGCAAACAATAAAAAAACTATTGTGTTTGCATCTTCAGTGGCTCACAGTAAAAACCTTGCAGAATCTTTTATAGATATTGGAGTAAAGGCTGCACATATAGACGGCTCTACAGACCACGCTGAAAGAGAACGAGTCTTAAACGAATTCAACAATGGCGATATGAAAATAATTTGTAATTGCATGGTGTTGACTGAAGGATTTGACTGCCCCCCAGCCGAAGTTTGCGTACTAGCTAGACCAACTAAATCGCTAGGCATGTACATACAAATGGTTGGTAGAGTTCTTAGACCTTATGAGGGAAAAGAAAAAGCTACTATCATAGACCATTCTGGTGCTGTATACACGCACGGATTTGTAGAAGATGATATTGAATGGGTTCTTGATCCTAAGAAACCAATGACAATTAAAGAAAGAAAGCTAGCTAAACCTAAAGAAGAAACTCAAATAATATGTGAAGGTTGTTTCTCTATGTTTTCTGGCTCAAACATATGCAGCAAATGTGGGCATGTGCAATTAAAGAAATCAAAATATGTTGCAGTCCTAGACAAAGAGTTAGGATTTGTTGACAAGAAAACTAAAACAGTTAAAAATAAACTAACATATGCACCAGAGTTTAGAGAAAAATTCTATGCTATGTTGCTTGGACATTGTGCAATTCACAATTACAAAGAAGGATGGGCTTATCATACTTATAAAACAAGATTCAAAGACTATCCAAACTTTAAAAATGTTGAGCCAATAAAACCAAGCAGTGAATGTGCAAGTTACATTAAACATTTACAAATAAGAAAAGCAAAAAGTAAATATAAATAAGGAATAAATATGAATAATAAATTAGATGTAACCGGTAAATGGTATGGAGTCCTGTCCTCATTAGGGATAGATAGACAATACCTGCAAAACAAACATGGTCCTTGTCCAATATGTATGGAAGGAACAGACAGATTTAGGTTCGATGATAAAGATGGTCGTGGCACATACTACTGTAACTCTTGTGGTGCTGGCGATGGGTTCGAACTATTACAAAAAGTACATGGCTGGAGCTTTACAGATTGTTTAGATGCTATAAGACCTATCATAGATCACACAACATTCCAACCAGCTAAACCAAAGAAAGACCCGACACTTGCATTACGTAAAGTAGCCAAGATGTCGACACAAGTAAAACATAATGGCGATATAGATAACTATCTAACCTTACGTGGGTTGTCTGAATACCCAGAAACACTTAAAGAAGCTCAACTATACACATGGGAACACGGTGCTAAGCTTGGACCATTCCCTACAATGATGGGTTTAATACAAGACTCAAAAGGTGTTGGGGTATCATGGCATTTAACATACACTAAGAACGGAAGAAAGCTTCAAGGTGGTACAGCAAGAAAGATTATGCCACCCAAAGGAACAATTACTGGTGCTGCAATTAGACTTCACGAACACGAAGGAACTATTTGTTTAGCCGAAGGTATAGAAACTGCGTTAGCTGCGAGTAAAATATCTAAGCTGCCTGCCTTTTCTGTAATGAATGCACACTGCATGTCAACCTTTGAACCACCAGAAGATATAAAATGTGTTAAGATATATGCTGACAACGACAAATCATATGTCGGACAGAAGTCAGCTTATCAACTGGCTGAGAGGCTAGCTGCTAAAAGTATAGATGTAGAAGTACTGATATCACCAACTCCCGGAGAGGATTGGCTTGATGAATTTAATAAAATTAAACTAAAGGAATTATTCAATGAAAATAATTAAAGACAAAGACCTACCACAAGGTTCACAAGAATGGCTAGATGTACGTAGCAAATGTGGAATGGCATCAGAAGTTGGTGCATTACTAGGAGGTTCTAAGTGGGAACCAAAAACACCATTAGCTTTATGGAAAGTAAAGAATGGTGAAACAAAAATAGAAACAAACTGGGCTATGGATCATGGCAATAAGTTTGAAGATGAAGCAAGAGATATGTTTGAAGATGACATGGGTGCAAAATATCCACCTGTTGTTGTTATTAATGACTTTGATGGAGTGCCTATTGGCGCATCATTAGATGGTTATAGAGAAGAAGATAACACTATATTAGAAATTAAATGCCCAGTTAAAGGCACTAGCTCTGACCTATGGAAAGAGGTTGCTGAAACTGCATTACTACCAGAACAATATTGGTTGCAGTGTCAACAACAATTATTAGTTACACACTCTAATAAATTATACTTCTGGATATACGATGTTAAGAATACATCAGGCTTGCTTCAAGTGGTTGTGCCACACATGAAAACACAATCTAAAATAATAAATGCTTGGACTAAGTACTTCTCTGTAAATAAACCAGAAGCAACAGCAGAAGATTTAATAGAAACAGATGACGCAAGATGGTTAAAGAAAGCTAAAGAGTGGAGAGAAATTCATGCTGCACTTCAAGCTATTAAAGAAACAGAAGATACTTTACGCAAAGAGCTTATTGAATTGTCTAAAGGACAGTCCTTTATTGGCGGAGGTATTCAATTAAAACACGGAACCTCTAAAGGTAGAGTAAACTACAAAGCAATTCCTGAGCTTCAAGGTGTAAACTTAGAAAACTATCGAAGTGCAGACGTTACTAAACATTACATTAAGATGTTATGAAATCTACTGTCGGATTAATATTTGATATAAATCCAGTGCCCGCCTCAAGACCTAGAGTCACGAGGTGGGGTACATTCTATGGTAAAAAATATAAACAATTTAAATTAGAGATGGGACTATTGCTTATAGATGCAAACAAAAACAACCCTGCTAATCCTACAAAATGGCTTGAGGGTTTGATATCTGCTGATATGACGTTCTTTGTTCCTATTCCTAAGTCATGGTCTAAGAAAAAGAAAACGTCCAAAAATGGACAGTTCTGTGACAATAATGCTGATCTTGACAATTACGAGAAATCAATCTTAGATTCTTTAAGTGGTATATATTTTCATGATGATAGACAAATAGTAAAACAAAAATCCCAGAAAGTTTGGGCTGAAACAGGAAAGATAAAAATTATATTAAAGGAGATTTAATGGAAGAGATGTTTATAATCATGTGGATTGTAGTTATAAGTGGTGTGTTATATTCTTTTAAACAATTTGGAGATAAGAAATACAGCACAGGTATGTCAGACGCAATTAACATGCATCATTCTGGAGCTTTAAAATACAGAATGGTTCCAACCAAGAACGGTAAAAACAAAATAGAAATAAAAGTTAACGGAGGATAAATAATAATGAATAAGTTACCTAATGATTATCAAAACTTTATAGC